ATGAATCCATATCTGCTTTTCTAAAGTCAGCAGGAAAATCATACTCATTATCACCAATAGTTAAATCTTGTGTAGTTCTTGAATATAATAATGGTATCTCACCTGTTTCATTATAAATATCATGAATACCTTTATTAATAAAATCTTTTATTGCAGTTTGTATACCTCGACTTGAACTAAACGTACTAGAGGTTAACTCTGTTTCGTTTAATTCTCTAAGTACACTATTTGTCAGTGTTAGGTAAGTTGTTGCCATTTTCTAGTAAGTTTAAAATTTTGTTTAATTTTTCTTCTTGATTATCAAGTCTTTTTTCTAATTTAATAACCCTCATAGTATTATCAACTGGACCTAAATGTATAATCCTTTGTCCTGTACTAGCTTTAGTTTTTTTTGTTAAATCGTAAGTAGCCATAAATCTCCTAAATGTTATAAGGGGTAATATGATAAGGGGGACATATAGCCCCCCTTAAAATTATACAGATTATGATACGTCAGTATCGTGTTGTGTGTCTGTATTTCTGTCGGTTTCGTCAATACCTGCTACATCACAAAGTACAGCGAATACTCTGATCTTACCTGCAGACGAAGCTGCGTCTAAGACTTTAATATCCAAAGTATCTGCACTTGCAACTATAGTTCTAGCTGTAGCCGTTGGTGCAGAAAACCCTGTAGCGTTTGTGTCGCCATCAGCGTATCTGTCAATGTCTCCACCTGTGATACCTAAGTCCATAGTAACTGAAGAAGATAGTGCTGTGACTACCTCAATTCCAGCTTCCATGATTAAAGTTTCAGCAGGGATGTCTAAGCACTGAATGATATCATTCTGTGCTGCACCGCTATCACCATTAATTGCTGATACATCAATTGTATTTTCAACCATATAAGGTGTTCTACCATTAGACGGATGTCCAGTAGTTCCACCAGCACCTGTTACATTATAAGTTGCCATAGTTCTCTATTATCCTCCTAATTAACCTATTGTTATAACGCCTCTTTGGACTGCTTCACTTCTAAGGATTTTTCTTCCAAATACGTGTAGTCCTCTGACAACGTCAGCGAATGAATCAGGGTCTCTGATTAATTCTGTTTTTGCGATATGATTTACAGTCGCCACTCCTGACATGTGTCCGTATACGAATGCATACTCATTAGATCCAGCAGATCCAAAAGTATGAGACGCAGCACTTCCACCTGATACAGCAATTGCGTTTGATGAATACATATTAAAACCAAATAATGGTCTGTCTGTAACTTTACCATTTCTGATTTGAGATGCTGCTCCATCATTCATTACTGATTGGTCAGATAGTTTTCCGCCTGCTTTTCTTAATTGTTCAAAGAATTCAGGTGGAGCAACTAGCCATCTATTTTCTTCTGGCACATCATTTTTATCCAAGTTCTTTTTAAGCGTTGATACTAAATTTGCTAAAGTATCTACAGCTGCGTCACCATCGATTGGTGATGCATCAGTTCCTGTACTCGTACCATTAGTAGCATTGTCGTATATAAACTTCAATACGTTATAGTCGTAGTTTTTCTTTAATGAATATGCACCTGAAGAGGTTGCAAGAGCTTCAAAGTTTACATGAGATTGTCTTTCTTCAATATCATCTACTTTAAAAGCAAAATAAGAACCTTGATCGACTGTCATAGTTATTTGATCATCAGCTAATATTTGTGTATCAACTGTTTGACCTCTAGCATAATCTCTGACTGTGATTGTTGGCTCTTTGATGATCTTTACTGTGTCACCAAAGTTTTCAATTTCTCCAGCGTAATCAGTGTTAGTTATATCTTCTACCACTGATGCTCTTCTGAAGAATTTCTGAACTTTCTGACTAAAGATCTGTGGAGTAAAATTACCTTGTGAAAGGTTATTATATCCAGTAGCATTTGTAAAAGCCATAATGCTTCTCCTTTATTGTTTAGTTAGATTGTTTAACGTTGTTCAATCCTACCTTCTAAACGTGCAAGGTCAATGTCTTTCTCGTGCTTCTCAAATTCATGAGGTTTCAATTTAGAAATCTCACTAGTTGTCCAAATTTTCTTTTTAGGAATATCGGACTCAGTACTTTTTCTTGTTTTAGAAATTGCTCTAGCAGCTTCTTTTTTAACATCCTTCTCTTCTTTTTTAGTTAATTTACTTTCACCATTATCCATTTTAAATAGATCAATAGCTCTAGCAGCTAACTTAGCATTAGATGTATTTTCATACAACCAACCTTGAATAGTAGGATCTTGATTAGCAGCCCAATTATGAAATTCTTCTTTTTGTCGAATCTCATTAAAATCAGGATGTAATTTTAAAAGTTCTACTTCGGCTTTTTCTTTTATAATTTGTTCTTGCTGGAGTTGAAGGTTTTTATATTTATCTTCAATTTCTGCAGTTTGAGTAGTAGCTTTGTTCATGGCTATAGTTTCAACCATATCATAAACGTCAGGGTACTCTTTTCTCCACGCCTCTAATTCTTCTTTTGATTTAGGTGGCACAAATTGTTTAGTACTTGATTCTAATTGAGAACGCAAAGATTTAACTTCATCCTTGTGTTTATTAATTGTAGAATCATAGTGTTTTTTAAGATCGTCATAACGTTTCTTAAAAACACGATCTTCAGCTTTTGCAGGGCGTTCAGCGATAGGAGTAGCCTTTACTTCTGATTTTTCTGCAGTCTCTTCAGATGCATCGGTGTCCTTCTGTTCGGTTGCTGCTTCTGCTTCCTTTTGTCTTTGTTCCCTATGAAACTTTGTTAACTCACCTTTTGCAAAAGCCTCTGTTTCAGCATCATCAGTTTCTCTAACTTTGCTATAAGGATTTGCTTCTGGAATTTTAACTTTAGTTTCTTTAGAAACTTTTTTTTCTTCTTCCATTATTTTTACCTCTTAGGTTGAGTGCCTTATGGATAAGGGTAGCTCTAAACTGTTTCCATATTTTGTGGGCTGATATCTGAATCGATAGAATTAAAATCTATACCAGATTCTGCTTGTTCAGGAATATTATTCTGATCAACCATTTGATTATCAGGTGGCACATTTGTTTGTTGTGTTTCCATCTGTCCTGAAAGATCATTAACAAAACTTTGTAATGATTCTTCTTCAGTTTGCCCACCATATTTTCTATTAGCAAAATTTTTTACTAATGAAATTGGTAGTACAATATTTTCTTCTTCTTTAGTAAACTGATCTAAAAGTGGTTTTACTTCTGGAGCAATCTTACTAATGACTTTACTAACAGATGGAGATAGAACTATACCTAAAGTAGTTTTATCTTCATCAGTTAATCCTTCAATTTTTTTTGCTAAAGTATTTGTTACTGGTTGAGTAGTTGCTACAACTCTAGCTGGTTTTTCTGTAGAGGCAACTTCTTTATTTGTTGGCATTTTAATTTGAGACATATCAGGAACTGCTGGAGTTGCTGCTCTTTCGTTCATCATACCAGTTGTTGTTGCAACTGTGCCTTTCATATCTCTTATTGCCATAATTTACCTACTACATAACATATTGGTTCTAATATTTTTCTGTATATTCTACCAATTAAAGATGGTTTGCTATTAAACATAATATGTTTTAAATCTTGTGTTCTGTGTTTTGCAACATGTGCACCTAATGCTTTTATAATATTACTTTTATGCATTGCTTTTACAAAAGGTTTAAATAATATATGATAACCTTCTTGGTGCTGCATAGTTAAATATTTTCTTTGATATATGTACCATATTTTCATTGCTTTAGACCAATCTTTCAATCCTGTTGTTTGATACATGGCTGTACAAACTATACTTTTACCACCACCAGTATCTGCACCACCAGTCATGGTATTTGCATCCTGTCTTCCTGGATTTGCTCTTCTTTCAGCTCTAGTTCTTGTAAATCCTTTTTCTACAACATCATCTAATGAATCTTTATAATCATTTTGTTGGTCTTTCATTTTTTGTGTATCATCATAAAATTTATCACCAGGACCATATCCTTTTCTTTCTATAGTTTTTTCTCTTGTAGAAATTCTTTTTTCTCCAGCTTTTTCTAAATTACCAAATGCAGAAGTTCTATTCATTCCTGCATATAAATCTGTTGAAGCATTTCCTGCTATTCTACCATCACCTCTTACATTAAAATATTTTTTAGCATGTGATTGTACAGGTGTTCCAGGTCCAACAACTGCTCTCATAACTGTTAATCCTATAGATGGTACTTGTATATTTTTTATATTTTGTTTAATAGTTTGTGATAAAGTTCTTAATGCTGATTGTTTTACTGGTTCTATAGTTCCACTAGCAAAATCTCTTTCTTTTGCTTCTCTTGTACTAATACCTAATGTTCCACTAGCAAACTCTCTTTCTTTTGCTTCTCTTATTGCTGATGGTTGTCTATCTACAGTAATTCCTAATGCTGTTTCTAACTGTGGGTATTCTCCATCATCGTATGCAGGCACAACTCTCCCTGCATCATCTGTAAATCTTTGATCTCTTTGTCCTTTAGGACTAAATACTCTTAATGGATCAGGACCTTGTGGTACACGAGTTGTATCTGCTGTTGTTCTATTATCTCTTCTTGCTTTACGACCTGCTGCCCCAGCTATTCTAGCTTTTGATAAAGTTATAGTTGCATTATCTTCTTTAACTTTTGCTTCATTTAAAATATTTAAAGTTGGTGATGGGTCTCCTAGCTCAGGTTGATTTACTTGATTTGTTGTTTGATCCATCTCATCATAAAATACATTTGTTGGACTTTTAATTTCAACTGGTTCTTTAAATGTTTCAGTTAATAATTTACTTGTTTGTGCAGCTTCTTGTGTCATCGTGTTACCAAAATCAGCAGTATCACTTTGTTGTTCTCTTGCCATAATTGACGGCATTTCAAATGCTGTTGATGTTTGTTCTTCTAAAGTTTCTTGAGCTTTTTCTGCTGCATCTGTTGTTGCAGTTGATGTAGTAGCTGTAGTTGTAATATCAGGTAAATTTAAAGTTGCTATTTTATTAAAACCAACAACTTGTGATGTATATGATCCATCGTCATTTCTGACAAGTTCTATTGTACCACCTGTTACTCTGTTTGGGTTAAATTTAACCATTTAATTTATTCTGTTTGTTTGCTTCTTCTAGGTTGAGTATTTGCCGCACTAAAGCCAGCTTCCCCTGGCATCGGTACATTGCCTGTTCCGATGTTGCTACCTCCAGCTCCTGTTGGATCTGTTGGCGAAGCTCCTGAAGGTATTGGACCAGTCGGTCCCATTTCACTTTGTCCTCCAGCAGCGGCTGTATTGTTTTGATTTCCATTTGCCATTCCCATTATTTGTGCATAGATCGCAGCTTTCTCTGGATCATTAATTAATTGATCTGGATCAATATCTAAAGACTTAGCTATTTCAGTTAAACATGTATGCCATCTAACAAATGGTGCAAGAGCAGGATTAGCTGCTGTTTGCATAAATGTCATTAGTCTTTGAGATCTTACTTCTTTCTGCATCAAAGAAGAAGTGCCTTGAGCTTTAATCTCTAGATCACCTTTAATATGCGGAGCATCATCATTAAACTGCATGTTCCAATAAAATAATGATTGTCCTAGGGGCTTTAATAAATAGTCGTCAATATTTTTAATTACTGTTTTAATACTTAGAGCTGCAGCACCCATTAGCATTGACATACCAGATGCTGTTCTAGTTGTAGATTGTACACCTGTTGCTCCATGTGAGTAAGAAGGTATACCAGTTGCCTCATCAGCTAACTGTCTAAACTTATCAAACATTTGTAAATTTTCATATGCAGTATTAGGAAACTTAACTCCATGTACTGCTTGTCCTGTTTGCCCACTTTGTCTTCTAAATATTTTACCAGGAAATACTTTCATATCTTGACCAGGTACTAACATTGTTTCATCAACATCAAATACTAGATTACCTGCAAGTGCTAAGTTATCGATAGCCATTCTTGCATGACCATTCATAACTTGCTGTGAATCTTCCATATTTTCTGGAACTCCAACACCAAAGAATTGATATGGATTTAATTCATATGGACATACTAGATAAGGAATACGATTTGGTGTAAATGGATTTTCAACCATTCTTAATACTTCATTACCACAAATCCAAACATTAACTGATACTATATCACCTGTAGCGT